GTCGTACCGAGTCTCTAGGATACCTCTACCGCTTTCAGCTTCATAGACTTCGTATGTCCCACCGAAACCAGCTTCACGCTCGAACCCGTTGAGAGAACGCTCGAATCCATACTTCTCACCTAGAGCTTCTAGCTTGGATTCTTGTTCAGAGTCAACCCAGTCTTGGTCCCATACGGTCTCTGCTTGCCAAGATGCGTACTCAAAAGCGTCCTCAGGAGTTTCAAACTCGTAGCTATATACAGTTCTGCCGTTCGAGTCCTCGGCCTCTACATACCAAGTGTCGCCGTCTTTCTGCTTAGACACCTGTATTTGAATCGGGTTACCTTCATCATCTGCTGCGTTGTCGTAGTACCAAACTCCGTCAATAGGACGGCCAAATTGATACCCATCGGCAATCTCTTCAGCAGAGTATTTTCCGTAGGGAACGCCGTCGTCGTTGGCAGTTGGCTTTTCTTCAGGAGTATCTACCTTCGAATCTAGCTCTGGATCAAACCCAGCCTCGCCTGCCACGTACTTGAAAGCTTCTTCTGCAGAATCAAAACTTTGCTCGTCCTTGTTGCCGTCGTCAAAAGTGGTCTCTACTAGGTACTTCCCGTCAGGAAGCTCATTAACTTCGTAGGACTCTCCGCCCATGCCGCGGGCAAGCCACTTCTTTGCGCCAGCATTGTCAAGACCGTACTGCTCTCCGAGGTCTAGCTCGCGCTCCTCTTCGGGCTCGTCTTCGTCTTCTAGGCCTAGGTATATATTTGCCTTCTGAGCTGTAGCCCAATCCTGAGCGTAGGCAAGGACGTTGCCGTCTTCGTCCTTGAGAGTAAAAATGTCACCTTCTGGGTCAAACGCTTCGCTTTCTCCAATACCGAATGCAGGAGTGTCTCCGTCAGCAATTTCTTTTGCCTTGTCAGCATTTGGCTTTTCCATTGAGAGGATACGGTTTCCATCGGCTGACTGGTAGCCAGTGGTCTTACCTTGCTCGTTCTTGATTGCAGTCCAGCCGTCAGGAGAGTCCATACGAGTGGCTAGGAAGTCTTCTAGTGGAACAAGAGAGTCCTTGTCCTTTTCGTCGAACTTAGCGTCGCGCTTAGGTAGCTTGCTTACAATTCTCTGAGGTAGGTAAGCCCCTACATTCTCCGCCTTGTCGGCAGGAAGACGGTAGATACCATCAGGAATGGTGGAGTTGCCCTTGTACTCTACCTGGAATTCGTTCTTTCCTTCAGTAGCACCAACAATACGGCCAACTGCAGTAAAGTCTCCATTTGGCCCTCCCGAGAAGAAACCTTTTAGACGACCAAACTCTTCAGCAAAGCGCCCCTTACGATCACGGCGGCGAATAGCAGCAAGAGCTTTAGACATCGCGCTGCGCTTTGCAGCAGAAATTTTCCACGCTGCAACAAGCGGAACCAGATCACCAGCAGCAGCAAGTGCTTCTAGTTTCATAGATGCGAATGCTTTTTCAGTTGACTTGAATTCACTAGTCAGGTATTCATTCACAGCAAGGCGAGCCTCTGTAGACATTTCTGGATCAGCGGCGTGCCACTCGGCTCGTGCTTCCGCTAGGGCCGAAGCTGCCAGACCCTTTCGAAGTGCGTTAGGGTGCCCAGCTGGAAGTAGATCAACAAAGTCAAGAGCGTTCTCATAGACGTCGCCATACTGAGCTAGCTCAATAAATGTAACTACATCCGCAACTACATCTGCAGGAGTTTCTGCGGAAGCAAGCAAAGTTTGGATTTGAGCAAAAGTAACTGCTCGCGGTGCATCGAAATCCTTGGACTGGTTTAGCGCGTAAGTAATTACGTGAGGCTGAATGTCCTCTACGCTCTCTGCCTTCTGTAGAGCATATAGAAGATCATCTATATCTACCACAGCTGCGTCCTCAGGTATGCAGTTAGGAACAGTCTCGCCATTCTTTTGCTTGGTGCCTACTTGAATGTAGCCTTCCCAGCAAGGATCACCAGGGTTCTTCTCCAGAGCAGCCTCGTCTTCGTGTTCGGAGTCTTTCATGAGAGTCCCGTCTGGCATGTAGTGGTAGCCCTCTGGGGCTTCCTTCTTGTCTTCTTCTAGATTCTCCGCAGGTGCAGCGTGCCCCCCAGTGGCTCTAACTATTTTTTGTAGGTACTCAGACATTTATCTAACTCCTAGGAATGCCTTGATTTGCCATCTCCACTTTTTGTGCATGTCTTCACGCTTAGCTAAGAAATCCATTAGACCAAACTCTCGACATTGCTCGGCCAACTCTGCTGTTCCGTGAATGCAGTCAATCATAATCTCGTTTACACGTAGCGCAGACTGAAGCAGGAACTGCACGGAAGTTCCATCTAGTCTGTCTTCTTTGATGCAAGACATCTCTACATAATCTGAAAGCATGTAAGGAGCTGGGTACCCAACCTTAAGAATGTTTTCTGCTAGTTCGTCAATAGACCCGTCGATGTCTTCATAGAGCATTGCAAAAAATTCGTGGAACTCTCCGAAGTCTGGTCCAAGCACATTCCAGTGGTACCCGTGAAAAATAAACTTTGCCGACACTGAGTCCGCAAGAAGATGAGCCAACTTCTCCGCTAGCTCTGGATTTGGGTGGTGCATTTCTAGGCCTCTGGTTCTTCAGTAGAAGTTTCAGGGTTCAAGAGATCTTCAATCTCCTGAGGAACGGGAGCTACGCTCTGAGCTGCTGCGTTTTGTCTCACCTTGTCCAGAACCTCGGGAGCAACAGCAGCAAGCATGCCCTCCGTCATCTCTGGAGTGATCATTCCCTTCTGCATCACTAGACGTAGTGCTAGCTCATCAGGTGTAGGTGCATCTGCTGCCGAGAACCCGTGAGCGCGACGCCAAGTGTCATAGGAAATGGCCATCTTGTCGAAGCCCACGTCGGCGTCAGCTGCACGGTCGTTGCGAGTGGCTACCTGGCTAGGGTCATACCAAATGCAAACGTTCTCTACTTCTTCAGGCGAATAACCGTTTGCTACTAGGTAGGGGCGTAGGTACATAACGGTTAATGCGTCTGCAATCAGAAGCATTAGTGGCTCGATGTGAGCCTTGTATAGAGCTTCGTCAATTTGCAGCGCGTTAGAGTACTTAACGTTTGCTAGACCAGTGACTACATCCTTAGGAACATCTAGTCCCTGCATGATGCGCTCTAGTACGCGGTCTGCACGCTGTGCCAAGGCGGGGTCGAAAGAACGCTCAAACTTAAACTGCTTGATGCGGTCACCAAGCTCGGCTGGTCCACGAATAATAAGTGGAACAACAGCAGATGCAGAGTCCTCGTCCTTAATAGGAGTGGTCATTGCATCGATGAGCTGGTCTTCAAAGTCGTCCGCTGCCTCTTCGGCAGTGTACTCTTCGTTGTAGTTGCCATCTTCATCGTAGGGGTAGTCTGGATCGGGACCTGCAGCAACCGAAAGTCCGTCAGGAAGATAAAGAGCACCCGCGTTGAGACGCGAACGTGCAGTGGCGCGGAAGGTTCGATTGAGTAGGAGTAGTTCAGCGCAAAGGTCTAGTAGGCCGCGCAAGCTTGAGTCAGCCTCTTGGGTGTAGCGAGGGTGTGCTCGCCAAATGCGCCCAACGAAAGCACTAGACGGAAGACGCATAGCTTCTTTATTGCCCTGAGACATAACTGAAGCAGTTCCGCCACCAACATCTCTACGGGGGTTGATGATGTAGTTACCTTTTGAGTCAACCTGAAGTTCGTCAATGGAACGAACGTCCCAGGTCTCTGGAAGACCAGAGCCAACGCGCTCTGGCATCTGAACTAGATAGCACTCACCAGTAACCTGCAAGTTAAGGGCAGCGTCCTTCAAAAGTCCAGGCTGTCCACCATAAGCAGAGCTTAGACGGTCAAGTGCACGCTGAGCGGCAGCAGCTAGACGGTCATCAATCTTTGAAACGTCTTCGATTGGTGCAGGGGCTTCGCTTGGGTTGTCGATAGCAGCAACATAGAGACGAATACGTGACACAACAGACGCCACTAGGTTGAAAGCGTACTTAACCTCGCCAATGGAGTCGTAGTACTCCCAAGCTTCGGTCTGCCAAGCACCAGATGCAGACTGGCGACGAGCTTTGAATAGCTCTGCTTCAGTTTTGTCGTCTAGTTTGACCTGAGCAGCTGCTGCAGTCAGTGGGCGAGGGGTGTTAAACACCTGCGGTTCGGCGTAAACAACGCCAAAAGAATCAATGGAAACGCCAGGGGCTACACGTGTGGCATTTTTTGGTGCAGAGGCACGCGGATTAGGGCGTGATTCCCCCGACTTGCCGTTATCTTTCTTGAAAATAGCCAAAACTGGCTCCTACCTGTCTTATCGCTCAATCCAGGCTGAAAGTAGCCCGATTACAGCAGAAATAGCCAATACTAATGATACCACAAAGGTAATTTGGGGTAAAGTGGACGCTCCTATTACAAAAAGTAGCGAAACCCAGAAGCCAGTGCACCAATTGCAGGTGATTAAGTAGCCAATTTTTGTAGTTGGAGGGAATTTTGACCAGATTTTGTCGCGAAAAGTGTCTGCGATTGCATCTGTAGTGATCAAATGGGTCAATCTGTAGGCTCCAAGAGCCAAAATAATGAAACTTAAAGTTGTGATTTCCATTATTCATCCTTAATCGAGGATATTGTCCTATACGGATTCCAACCTCGTAGTCTGGAACCGCAGCCGCAGCCGCGATCTTTGCTAAATACTAGCATTTTTCCTGTTTTTGTGACAACATACGAGTCCTGTCCAGCATCTTTTGAAGGAATGAACGTCTCATATGCTTCGCGAAAAACGACTTGCGCCCCTTCAGGGGAGTCTTTGGCAACGAATATGGCTTCATCGGTAATAATCACTCTCGTAACATCTAAATATTTTGCATCTTTGGTGGGTGGACTGCTTTTAAGAGTGGTCACATCGTCAGTAAAACCAGCTGGAACAGCCACCAAGTTACATGGAAACCTGTCCATGAGTATTTGAGTCACTATCTTACCCTAAAAATGCCAGCTCGACCACGACCATTGGGGTTAGACGTTTCTATTTTTCGGTTAGCAAAGCTTTTTGCACGGATTTTTCCTCCGCTGAACCCTGGAGGAGGCTTAATTAGTAGCGCAGTGAGTGCGTGAACCAGTGCATCGACGCGGTCAGGGGATTTTCCAGTTCCAGGAATCCAAGAATACATCTGAGATTCAAGGTCTGGGAGATATCCAACGTGGTGGACGCGGCCCTGTTCGTATGCAAGAACTGTTGGCTCTGCTCGAAGCTGCTTTCCGTACTTGGAGTGAACCTCTAGAACCTTGATCGTCGGGTCGATCGAGAGGATGGCATTTTTAACGAGAGCGCCACCTTGATTAACTTCGGCAACAACGGGACAACCCCACTTACGAGCCATCTCCACAACTTTACGGGCCCAGGTGTCTGGGGAACCATGAATTGAAGCGTCTTCAAGAACCCAAGCGTTTCTCTTATAGAGGTCATGGTCGGCAGTCGACGCACATACCACAATTCCACACTCATCACGGGGATTCTCAGCAACCGAAGGGTCCACGCCGATAACGCGAAGCGGAGTAGAAGGCGGGTAGTATGCTTCTCTAGAAGCCTCAACCATCTCTTCATTCCAAAGTGCTCCTTCCACGTCATCAAGCATCTCACCGTAAAGTTCCTGACGAGCAAGAGTTGTGCCTTCGTAGACGCCCGTAATTGTGTCAAGGTAGGCCTTCGAGAGGTTACCTGCGTTATCCATAGTTGAACCACGAGTAATAAGAACACGAGAAGTGGGGTCTTTCTCCATCTCGGACTCTTTGATCAAACTGTAAAGAAGAGGAACGCGCTTGGGTGTAGTAGTGCAAAGAAGTTTAGGGGCCTTGCCAAGACGGGTACCAACTCGGAGGTTATCAAAGGCCGTCATGCCAGCAGCATCTGGAGTTTGACGCCAAGCCGCGATCTCATCGCCCCATGCATGCGTGAACTGCGGACCACGAAGCGAGTCAGGCTCATCGGCGGTGAAGAGCGTGGCAGTGTTTCCGTTAGGCCAAGTTAGACGACGCTTCGAAGGCTCATAGAGTGGCTTTTCTGAAGGAGGGGAAACATTGATAATTCCAGACTCACCTTCAACAATAACGTCACGTACGTCAGCTGCGGTACGAGCAACTAGAGCAAAGCGACGCTGACCCTCGTTGGTGTACTTGGCCATTTCACGCACCCACTCGGCAGCGAGGCGAGTTTTACCAAAACCACGACCTGCAAGAACGAGCCAAACGTTCCAGTCATCTTCTGGCGGCAGCTGCTCTGGACGCGCCCACACAGACCAATCCCATAGCAGGGCATCTTCGTCCATGCCAGCCATGATTGCTGCACGCTCATCTTCAGGAAGGAGCGCGAGCTGCTCCATAATGCTTTTACCCATAGGCTTCTATTCTACGGGAAGGTTGACCTCCGAGAGTGGACGCAGAGCAGAAACTGGAACTCTATAGACGGGTTTTCCAAACTCTACTCCCGATTCATACGCACTGACCATAACGTCATTTGCGTAACACCAACCGTGGGCAACATACGGTGGGCTAATGTATCCGTTTTTATTGCTCCGCTTAAATCTAATCTCTGCTCCCCCTGTTAAAAGCACATAAGGAGCTTTGTGATCGTCTACACTTCCGCTTAAGCGCAGGTAAGGTTGCTCTGAGCCACCACGTGTAGGTTTGTGGCGAACTTCCCACTCCCCGACATCAGGCTCGTCTTTATGGGTGCTGTGTGTGGGTATAAAGTTTTTTAGCCCAATCATCTTTGCCCAAGCGATCTCTGCTCCCACAGCGACTGCGTGCTGCTGGGTCTCCCAGATTGCGCCTTCATCGTATCGGCGGTTTGCCTCTGGCTTACCAAAGTAAGGAAACTGTCGTGCGAAGCCTATGCTCATTGCCAGAGCTTCTTCTTGCGGGGTTAGTCCTACCGACCATTGATTGTATATAAATTCTTCCATAGCCGCAGTTTAGCAACTATTCGTAATTTATCAAGTGGAGCTGGGGGGATTCGAACCCCCGTCCGATAAGCGATCCATTGTTCTTCTACGTGCGTAGACAGATCTGATGCGGCTGGAGTCTCGATCTGTCTAAAGACTTCCAGTCGTTACCACTCTTTAAGGTCTTGTGGGAGAGACCTGGGTTGTCCTATTTATTTAAACCCTGTGGTGCCCAGCTAGAACTACTGCTACCAGAGGGGCTCAGCTAAGCAGCTAGAGCGAATGCAGACTGTGAGTTTGCGTTTATTTTTTGTTTCCCGATTCAAGAGTTACAGGATTCTCTGCACGCTTCACCAATTTCAGACTTACCGTCGAAACCAGTCAGCCCCGTATTTAGTTGTCGTTTGATACTACAGTTCCTACTTGCTCTAGGTCGGTAACTAGAGCGGCTTCTTCTGCAGTTGCAGTTCCGTTGATAACTTTAGTAGCTAGAGCCAAAGCAGTGTCAGCGTCGTCTGCAGTTACTTGATACCGCGCACCTGAGGTGATTATGTATTCCATAAAAAAATTATAGCACTTTGCTCTCCCCCCTGGATTCGAACCAGGAACCATTCGATTAACAGTCGAACGCTCTGCCGTTGAGCTAGAGGAGAATGCTGCCCGCTGGTGGATTGCTCCTTGCCAGTAGGACTTGCTTTAGTTTTACGCACTCAAGCCACCGCACGCTAGTTAGGCAGGGTCTAGATATCTAACTAGAGTATTTATTTATTTTTTAAATGTCGAACCTGTCGTTGTTCATGACCTTCTCCCATGCGGCGATAAAGTCAATAACAAACTGCTGCTGGCCGTCGTCCGAAGCGTAAACCTCGGCGTAGGCACGAAGGATCGAGTTGGACGCAAATACTAGGTCTGCGCGAGACGCGGTCCACTTAACTTCTCCAGTTTCGCGGTCACGTCCTTCGTAGAGTTCGCCCTCGATTGCAGTCCACTTAGTGTCCATGTCCAAGATGTTCTTAAAGAAGTCTGGGTTCAGAACACCTGGCTGAGTTACCAAGTCGGATACAGCGGAGTTTGCGTGACGCACTCCAAGAGCACGTAGACCGCCGTACAGAGCAACCATCTCTGGAGGAGTTAGGCCCAGGAGAGTTGCCTTGTCAATTAGTAGACGGTCAAGTGAGTCCGCATACTTCTTGTGGCTCCAGTTGATAAACGCATCTGCAACTGGGTAGAGGTGGTTGAATGAATCAACGTCCGTCTGTTCCTGAGTTGCGTCGCCACGTCCACCTAGGAAGCCAACAACAACTGGAACTCCGCCGTCGTTTGCAGCCTCTTCAATAGCATAAGAACCAGCGAAGACAATCA